ATAGGACATTCGTAATTCCATGGTAAAACAGGTAGATTATATGAAATAGCCGAAAGAAAGTTTAAGAAGAAGACAGATTAGTTGGGAGTTAATACATATGATATGTCAAGCTATGATGCAAGTCTTTAAAAGGAATTGTTAGAGATAGTAAGAGATATGCATCTATAAATATTGGAAGATATTTTTGGAGATGAGAAAGAGCATAGACATAGAAAATTATGTATGGTAGAATAGGTAAAATATTGAATAGAATAAGGAATTTTTTCAAATGTTATAATGCCAGGAACAGGAAACGTGATCTAAACCAAACGAGGTAATAAAAGTGGATAGAATGGAACGACGACTATTAATAGTGATATTAATACGGCAATATATGATATCTTTAGGAGAGAAAAAAATATTGATAGCGTTATAAACACCTACGGTGATGATCTTTAAGAAATTTTTGAAGAAATCAATGTAAAGAGATAGCAAGAACATGGACTAGAAGTTTAGTAACATTATTTGAAATTCGGAATCAAAGTTAAAGCAGATTATACGTGTGGAGATTTTACGACAGGAAGATTTTTGTCTAAAGAACACAGAATAATTAATGGAAGAATAGAAACAGCAAGAAGTGTATAGTAAGTAATACGAAGAATAATAAACCCCGATACGTTTATAGTAAATGTTGGAGAGAGAGCAATTCATATGGCAATGAGTAGAATTGTTGGACATTTAATAGATAATTACATGGATTTAGAAAGTAGAAGGATATTATTAGATATGGCAGAATATATAATAAGTACACATGACATAAGAACTGTTAATATAAAGCATGATTTTAGGTGGATATTAGATGATTTAGGTTATAAGTAAGAGAATCTATAAGTAGGAATGATTTAAATGATTTGTGAAGAACTTTATGATTATCCAAGTGGATTTGGAGAAACAATTAAATTGTGTTAGGATGATATGGTTGGTTTAAGAAGATAATTTGAACTAGCAAATGCAATTTTTATTGATGGATAATACGTAAAAAAAATAGAGAAGGATTTTGATGTGAATGAAAGTAAGTTATTTTTGGATGAATTGGTAAAGAAATAGGTCTAAAACGGAAAAAGTAGGGAAAATATTGTAAAAGGAAAGAAAACAAGATTTTTAGCAAAGAAGAAAATTTGTTTGATTGAACCCGAAGATACAGTGAGAGGAATGTCAGGAATGAGGTTATTGGAAAACTTGTTAATTGTGAATAAATAGAAGAATTTTAAGAACGTAAGTTATAAGAGGATACTATGTTTAGGATTTCACCCAGGTTCAGACATAAATGCAATATATAAATATGTAAAATTTAGCGAACTCGTAGGAGTTTCATTGATGCCCAAGTAGGATAAGATATTTGGATATAAGATACATCATGAGATTTTTGCAGATAGAAGAGTTACATTAATAAACAAAGATGCATTTGAATATAAGATAGATAGGTAGTTTGATTACATACATATTGATTTAGCAGGAGTTAATGATTAGAATGAGAATGATGATTATAGAAACCCCGATAGACATTTTGATATAGTAAAAAGAATGCTAAATAAATTGAGTAAGGAACCATTAGTTAAGTATGCTTAAATAGTTTTCAGATTGAACGGAGCAAATAGTCAAGTACTGAAAGAATTAGTTGAGTTAGAAAAGTAATACGAAGATTTTGGAGTAATAAGGCCGTTGGCAGTACATCCAGGAAATATGTGTTTAATGGTAAGCTATAAGAACAAGAAGAAGGTGTTAAGTAGAGGTAAAGTAGTAGAGAAGATGATTTTATAATTTTTGATTTAGAATTATAATAACTA